CAATTCTTGCATTATAGGTGGCCACAAATCTAAAATCTTTATCATTGTGGCGTCACCTCACCCAATACAGGAATTTCATACGGGTCAAGCTCAATGTTTTGCTGTTGGCCATTGAGCTTGGTATTTTGCACATCTACAATGCCCGTTATGGCCAACATCCTTACCTCAATTTGACTTATCCGCACCACTAACGTTTGCGAATCGGCCCACTCACCGCGAAGTTCTGCGAAATAATCATTTATAGCTGCTTCTACAGCTGGCTTTACATCCTCCCAAGTATAGCCTGTTTGCAAGGTAATTTGTGGCTCAACATCTATTTCAATTTCTTCCACGCCGACAACAGTAACAACATGGCCAATAGGTGCTATTCCATACCCTTGCCCTTGATTCTGTTCCGGGTCTACGGCAGTCTGTACTTCATCAATAAGAGTAGGCGAGGGTTTGTTATAATCGCTATCTATTATAGTCAGCTTCACGGTTCCCCCGCCGTTCCATATCGGCTCCACTTTTACGCCACCTACTCCCGGAAGGGCGGTTACCTTTTGTTTGTAATCGGCAATATTGCCGCCATAGGCTTGGCTGACTAGGCTTTCAAAATACCTCTGCCGCAGGCTTTCGTCTGTTTCTTCGTCCTCCCCCGGGATGAGAATATCGGTTAATTCAGCGGTTACACCGGAAATGTTGTCGATGTTGTCAAGCAGGCCGGAGTAAACATTCCCGACGCTACCAGGCTGTTCACATTCAGCCTTGTATTCTAAATCTGTCAATTTCTCAATTATGATATATGTCGTGTCTTCCAATCCCCACCTGGTGCCAACATCTACTGGGCCGGTTGTAACAACCTTTCTTATCGCTTTTGTGGCAGGACGCCTTGTTACCCCTAATTCGGCTGTTCTTCGAGAAAGAAATTCCCCCACAGCTGTATCGGCAAAGAAAAGGTCAACATAATTTTGCAGCATGAAATATGCTTCGGCCAATTTATAAGCTGCAGGAGCTAACGCATCATAAATAATAGAGCCCTCTCGTTTATCTATGTCTGAGGGAACTCTTGAAAGCATATCATTAAGTATATTCTCATAGGTCATGTTTTCCCACATCAGAAATTCACCTCCTGGGAGACTGTGAAATTGCCGAATATGCTATGAACATCAAAAGTGCATTTTATTTCATCACCGTTTGCTTCAAGCTTGAAATTATCAACTTCCGAAATTCTATCATCTCCAAGGAGGCACTCCCGAATCCTTCTTTTGAGCTCGATTTGCACATATACAGGTTCTTTGCCCAGTAAGTTCTCTAGCTCAATCCCATAATTAAAGCTATATATCGGGTACTCGTACCTCTCGGTGTTGAGCACCTTATATATAGCTTGTTTGAGAGCCTGCAGGTTGTCTGTATACCCCTGGATTCTATCGCCTGCTATTTTATAGGTCCTGCTTGTTTCTATGCTTTCTTCGGGATTTAATTCAATGTCTATAGATGATTTTGGTATCATTCGGAGATCACCTCCAGGATAAAAAACTGTTGCCCGCCATGGTTTTGCAGCAGTCTCACCTTTTGGCCGGGATAGAGATTTCTTTTTAGGTTGCCCACTATAAGCTCATTCGGTATGGTGAGCTTATCGCTCACCTTTACACCGTCGCTTGTAACTGTTCCCACCAAAAGCCTGCATAATTTTGCATTGTTGAGGTAGTTTTGAATTATGGTCTTGATTTCGTTTATCATATCATCACTTCCAAACTCATTGTATGAACCGGAATAAACTCATGAGTGACCGACTTTACAATTAGTCTTTTGTTTAGGTCAATATCTTCTATCTGACCGTAAAAGCTCGTTCCTGCTCTTACTCTCACATCACCAAGGCAGTCCAGCTCCAAGGTTTCAACCTCCCTGTTATAAAGCTGCAGGAGCGTATCGGCCTTCGACTTGGCCTGTGAGGGATTGACATTTTTATCAAGCACCTCGAAATACTGCAGGAGGCCATATTTAGCTATGGAGCCACTGTCCTTGGAAATATAGACATCTCTTTTTCCTGTGCTTTCGTTGTCGGAAACCAGTTTGATCTGGTTGTAAAAATCATCATCAATTGATTTTTTATACTCGTAATCAAAAGCGAAACTTTCATCGCCAAGCACAAGGTCAAGCTGCAGCTCCTGTAGTTCACGGATTGCTATGCTCCCGAATTCGTCTCGCAGGCAGTACCATCTGCCCGTATTCATCAGGGTATCACTTATGGCAGTATAGATGATATCCAGCCAGGTCTTGTCGTCCTGGACGCTAACCGGCAGTTTATAGCCGGTACTGGTTAGACTCCCTACCCTAAGGCCGAAATAGTTACACATCTTCCGAACAAGGTTATCAATGGTATCGTTCTTCACCACAATCGTATCCTTTGCCTTGCAATATCTTAGTTGGTCATAAGCCGTTACTGTTATCTCTTTTCCTTTGTTCCTGCTTGCTTTAAACACATAACCATAAAAAATGTTAGTGCCATCATACTTAAACCTCACTACATTACCATTTTTGATAATCAGTTCATCGTCTATATAAGAAAACTCGAGCTTGCTACATCCGTCATTCAGTATATCTGTGTATGATACGGACTTCACAAGCTCGCTTATCTCGTATATTTTCCCGTCTACTTCGACTAAAAACTCCATACTCATGGTATCACCAGCTTTTGCCCCGGGTATATAAGGTTGGGATTCTTTATGATGTTCCGATTAGCATTATAAATCTTTGGATACTGCGCACCATTACCATAGTATTTCTTTGCTATAGCCCAGAGAGTATCGCCTGGCCGCACAACATACACCCTATTTGATTTTGGGTTAACTTTAGGTGTCGTGGACTCTTTCTTAACGGTTGCAACGGTTGCTTTGTTTGATTGCACTACAACAACGGATTTTTTACCATATTCCCTGTATTCCAAAAGCTTAAACGAGACATATTTGTCCCCTTCCTCCCCCGCTTTTTCGGTTATAGTCAGTTCTTCTATCAAGACAAGGGTATTTATATCGTCACCAATGCCATTACTAGCAATAAACCTCACTGGGGCTTTCTCGTTTCTCCACTGCTCAAAAAGCCGCAAATAAAAGTCTGGATCCCGGAAGCCTCCGGCAGTCTCAACATAATGCAAGGGCCGATGAGGGAATTCTGCTTCAAAACTATACTCCTTCAACTCCATGTGGGAGGGGATGGCAATTTGACCAAGTTTCAATATTTCGTATTTCTGGTTCGCTTGGACGCTGGTTGTTTCTATCTGTTTGGGATTGACCGGAAGCCTATATGTGACCCCGTTCTTGTCGAAAAATACTGCGTAACTCATGCATATACCCCCTCTGCGGCCATAGCAATTTCTTCCTGGAGTATCTTTCTTATTCTCTTAGCCACCTTATCAGCGTCAGCTGTTTCATGTACATCTCCAAATCGTACTGTTATATTAGGCGCCAGGGTGGCAGTGGTAAATTTGTTGATGTAATCTCTTTCAGCGATGTCACGCAGGTATTTAAGGTCCTCGTCTGACATCTCAACTTCAAGTTTTCCGTTTTTACCGGTGCCCTTAATGGTTCCGGGATCGAACGGCGTGAATTCTGGCAGATGCGACTCTGACGCCTTTTCTGCTTTATCTTTAGCCTCAGCTTGAGCATTAGCGATTTCAAGCTGTCTTTCAGCGGTAGCTGCTAAAGCATCAGCTTTCATTTGTTCGAGTTTTTGATCTCGTTCGGCCATACCGGCTTCTATATCTGCTATATACTTTTCCAAGTCTTGCTGCCTGGCCTGTTTGGCAGCTTCATTTTCAAGCTGTGCATTTGTGCCGAATGTGACGTGTTCTATGGTATCAATGGATACGCCAGGAATCTTGTTTAAAACTTCAATGAAGCCGTTAATAATATCAATGGCACCGTTTACAAGGTTCTGGAGCAGCGTAAGGACATCTGCCTTCATATCCCCCATAAAGTTAGCGATGTTGACAGATACCTTTTTGAAGCAAATCTGCAGCTTGTTGAACAGGTCCATTACCCAGTACACACCGGTGAAGAATCCTATTTTAACCCAAT